CCAAGATATCCCACATTGTTTGACGTTTGCTGCGTGGCTGGCGCGAAAACACCAGTGTTTGCTGCAGTCGCCGAAGCTAGTGGGAAAGAGTTCAACGTAACAGTAGACGCCGTTCGGGCAGCTGTGCCTGATGATATAGTGAGCGTCACTTCATGGGGGTTGGCTGGGTCCTGAGCCGCGGGATCATCGAGCACAATGCCCTCTGTTCCCATGCCCATGTACTTGACCAAACTCAGAACAATGTTGAATCCACAATTAGGAGGTATTGTCACATCGCACATGGCACTTACCTCGATCAACTCTCCACCATTGAACATGAATGATCCATCACTCAAGTTGTAGGAGGTTCCTGCTGTTCCTGGTACCGCGGCAAACAACAAGGCCCCATGGGGCTTCTGCGCCACGGTGCCCGTGAAGGTTGCTGCGATTGGTGAAATCAAACGATTGATGTCAACATTTGACATTGATGACTGGGGAGCTACCGGAAGAGTAAAGAAAGCATTGTAGGATGCCTCACCGGCATTCACACCAGTGGCACCCGTGTATCCATACTCGTCCTTGAACATCCATGTGTACGACGACTTTGTCTTGTCTGGTGGGTTAATCATCGGATACACCACTGGCCTCAACAAATCACGATACATAAAGACTGGTATGTTTCCCGGGGCTAACGTAGGAAACCCCATCGGCGCAAGCGTCCCAAGTGTCCACGAAACTCCTGCCACAAACTTGGCGCAGGCAGTCGGTTCATCGGAAATGCAAAGACGTTGTGGAGTCGTGCCAAACGGGTCCACCAAAGGCCATGCCAAATGGCAAGTTCTTTAGTTTTCTCGTTGGCGCCTCCACCGCCAATGCCCACCACTCCCTGTTGAAAAGGCCGCAGTTGCTGCTTGAGACGCCGTGGCAGCCGCCGCGCTTGTGATCGCGCGGAACTTGCTCTCGAAGTCCGGGAGCTCAGCGAGCTCTTTCGTGAGGGGGGAGCAGTATTCATCGTCACTGTCTTTTTCTTTTGCCGTTTCTCCTTCCTTTTCTGCGCCCTTGTTTTCTTTGCAGAGTTTTCTGGCATACTTTAAAATGAGATACTGAGTGTAGAAATACCAAACTGCTAGTTCAAGTAAAAGTTTTAAACTCCACATTTTTGGTCCATTCCCATCCCTCCCATTTCTCCAGGGGTCTTCAACAGTTCCCTCGTGATTGGGCGCATGGGCTGAGTCCTTTTCGAAGGGACAGGCCCACGACTTACCCACGCAGCAGCCCGGGGGGGCCAGCGCGTGGCCTGATGCCGAGTGAGCATGGCGTCTCACATGGGACAACAGGACTTGGTACAGCGGATGAAGAAAGGAATGAGTGGAAGAAGCGCGAGCTTTCCCGCTGCCTCCGAACACAACCAGTTAGGTGACCAGACACAGCTGGCCAAGCTCCATCGTCCCGGTTAGTTCATTGGGCACTCTTAGCAGTGAAGGCACAACGCGTGCCACCCAGTACTCCCATTCGTTTCACATCCACAACTGCACATGCGGTATGATGAAGGCTTGTCGCCGCGTCAACAAAGCCCCAACCCCTATTTCGGGCATCCTGTGCGGGGTCAAACCCAGGTGCCCTACATGGCACTGAGTGCCGTTAGAAACCTGCCATTTCGCCAGCCGCAAGAGGCTCAGCGTTCACCCATGCATCATGGGTAAGAACACTGTACCTCTGGCGCTGGACCCTTTGTGCCAACGCAGACGTGCTCAAGAATTCTCTGATATATGCTGATATCGGAGCCGACTGCAACACGCCCATCTTCGCGTTCGCAACAAGGACAGCAGTGCCACTTGCAGCGCTTTCCACCAACTCCTCCTCAGTGGCTTTGAGGCGCTCCTCGCGTGTGACCAATCTTTTCACAGTTCGAGACACATTGAAAAGAGGCTCAGCAAGAAACCACTCGCTGCCAAACCGAAGAGGTGTCAGCCTTCGAGCAACCATGGGTGGCGCATCCAAAATCCTTGTCGCAAAAGGCACTTGATGATTGAAAACTGTACATCCCTCGGGCTTCACATCCCAGGGGAGGGCTTTCCAAACATCCCACATTGCCTTGCCGCCGTTTGCCAAATCAAGCAACTCACTCCCTTGGGGGGTCAGCGCCCACAAGCGAGAGTCGTCTCCGCACACCTCGATATGCACATGCGCTTTGATGAACGCCTGTACATCCGCTGGTGCGCCTTGGAGATATTTTTCCTTGCCACAC